CCGAGTCGATTACGGTCTTGAGAACCTGTTCGGATGAAGCCTTGTCTGAGACTTGGGTTTGGAGACTCTGTAGTGCTGTAGAAACCGAGTCGATTACGGTCTTGAGAACCTGTTCGGATGAAGTCACATCCGTTGTCTGCTTATTCAAATTTTCCAATGCCGAAGTCACCGATTCCACTACTGATTTTATCACAGTATCGGATGTGGATGTTCCTTCTGTATTTGTCAGTTTATTTGATAGAGATTCGGAAACTACCCTTACAACATCTTCAAATGAAGTCTGTATTTTTGCTATTGTATCTGTTTGAACTTGCTGTAGAGTGGTTCCTACAGCACTTGATATCTTGCTCACAATCTCATCAAACGAAGCAGTAGTGCTTATGGCAGTATCTATTCTTACGCTATCAAGCGTGTTCTTTACGCTTTCGGATACAGCCTGGGCAATGGATTCAAACGAAGCCTTGGATTCAGTTGATAGAGTAGACAGGGAATCGGTCTGTACCTTGGTCATTGCAGTAGATACTGCATTACTGATTGCCGTTGCAATAGATTCGGTTGATTCCGTGGAACTTGAAGAGGATTTGAAGTCCGAGGCTGCTGTTTCGAGTGTACTCTTTATGGATTCGGATACGACTTGTACGATCTGTCTAAACGAATCTTCGGATTGTATCTGTACTGTCTTTAGAGAAGAGGTTAGTGATTCGCTAACACTCTTTGCAACCGCTTCTGCCATTACCTTGGAATCGGTTTCTGTTGATGCCGATATATTTGTTTGCAGTTCTTGCAATGCCTTGGAAACTGCTTCAGTAACAGTCTTCATGTACTCTTCGGAAGCCGATACATCGGTAGTCTTGGTCTTTAGTATATCAAAAACCGCATAGACTGCATCCGTTGTGGATTTCAGTGTAGTTTCACATTCAGTCAGTTGCTTTGTTGCCAACTCCAAATTTGTCAGAGTATTGGTTACACTCTTTATTGTGCTTTCATAAGTCGATACTAAATCCGAAGAAGCAATAGTCGTTATTTGCTTTGTAAGGCTATCCAATCCTGTGGTTACGGATTGATTTATGGTCTTTATTGATTCTGCAAAGGACTTCATTTCATCGGTAAACAGAACTAATGATTGTATTGTTGTAGAATCGGTAACAATACCACCAACACCAGTGGTTTTTACTGATTTTTTCTTACCAGAAGTAGTTACTTGTTCGGGTTCAACTGCTTCTGCTGTTGTTTGTAATGGGGCAACAGCAGTTGGCTCCAATGGCAAGGCTGTTTTGGCTGTTTCTATTGACTGCAATTTTGTAGTCAGAGCATTTATTGTGGTTGTTAGTACTTCTTCGGAAGTTGCCGTTTCCTTGGTTGTACTCATTGTACTCAATGCTGATTCAACAGCACTCATTACAGACATTATATCTTGAATTGTCAATGCACCAGTAGTTGATTGGGTAGACTTTGTGGTGTCTACTATTGCAGAAAATACAGCATTTCTTATTGCCGTGTTAACATCCAAAGAATCTGTGCCTTCTGGAATTTGTTCTTGTGCTGTAAATACTGATTTGGAAACAGCATCAGTTATACTCTTAGAGAACACATCAGGAGAGACAGCAGTTGCCATCGGCATTGTTGTCAAGGATTTCTTGACAGCAGGAGCAACTCCTGCCTTTTGCAAGTTGGTATTCAATTGTTCATTATATGTACTGATTTTGCTTATACCAGCACCACTTGCTTTGATTCTCTCAGTTGTTTGAGTAGAAGCCTTTCTGGCTTCCTCGCTCTGTGAACCATAGAGAACCGCACCAACATTTCCACCACCAAGCATTTTAGGCAGTTTCTTGCCTAATATACCAGTTCTTTCCAAACCTATCTTGAACATATTTGTGAAGATATCACCAAATCCTTCACCTTTGAGAGCACCAAATAGACCACCTGTAAAGGATTTGGATACAATTTCTCCTGCAAATCCTCTTTTACCCTTTTTGTATTGATTGCTGGTTGCTTCTACTTGCTTTTGGCGGAATTCCGTATCAATCTTTAGGGTACTTATTTCTTTATCAAGAGTCAGAATTGCGTGTTTTCTGACCTTAATTTCTGTCTCTTTTTTACTCTTTTCGTCACCAGTAAGATTGCGGAGTTCGGCTTCTCCTGCCTTAATCGTTTCTTTTTCTGATTCATATTTATCGGTTAGGATTTTCAGAGTATCCTTTTCTGCCAACATCTGCCCTTCAATACGCTGCTGAATGAGTTCACGCTGATCGTCAGTATGTGCATCTGCAAATTTTTGCAGTAAATCTTTGAAGTTAGACATCAATCGGTCACTCACTGTAGCCGATTCTGCTATTGATTTTTCTTCAGTTTTGATTCTTGTTTTTTCGTAATCAAGATATTTTTCTTGAACACTTATGAGTTCTTTCTTGCTCTCTACTTCTTTCTTTACTTCTTCTTTAGACATATTAGAAGTATTTCGTCGAGTCTCCAAGATAGACTCTTCGATTTTTCTTATCTCTTTTTCTACTCTGGTTTCAATAATAACACGCTCTTTTGCACTATCCATTAAAGCAGCAGAACGAGCCTTTTCACTTGCTGTTGTGTTCTGAGCAGCAATTGTTACAGCCTGTTTTGTCTTGTATGCGCTTCTTTCCATAAAGGAAAGGGTGGACAGAAGAGACTCTTCCATCTTTACAGACATTTTTTGTATGGACTGATCTTGGGATAGTTTTGCTAACAGAACGGTTGTTTCTGCACCTTTGCGTAGGGCAGAAGTATAGCGACCGTATGCACCACCAAGTGCTTTGGTACTCAATCTTAGTTTGGGTTCAATATTGGCTAATTTTGCCAACTCCCGATTCAATGATTTTATCTCATCGGGGTCAAGTCCTTGCAGATTGATTATTGGTAGTGATTTTGCTGCCATTATTTCTTCCGTTTGCTTGACGCTGCCTTGATCTTTGCATTCTCGGCTTCGATTCGCTTGTTTTCTTCTTCAACATAGGAACGAAGCAAGGACACATAGATATCTCTCTCCCACGGAATCATATTTTCAATTTCAGTCAGACTATATTTATGGTGCTGCATCATCTGAAAATTGAGATTATAATAATTCGTTAAACTGTTGTGGGAGAGGCAGAAGCGAAAAAATCTTCTACCCCCCTCAAGATCATGTGTTTTTCGGTTTGACACTTGGGGCATCGAAAATGAACTTCTTTTTCTACTCTGGGCATATTAGAGATAAAATCAATGATTTTCTTGAAGTTTTCGGTTGGAGTTCCTTCAATAAACTGAATAATTTCTTTTTCGGAATAGCCTTTAGGATCAAAAGTCTCATCGCCATCAAAGATCATGTCGATACATTTTGCAATTATCTTAAATACAGTTTCTGTATCTCCTGATCCAACTGCTGCATCAGGATCAATGTCTTCTACCATTTCCATATTTGGATAAACCAAGGTGATACCGATTTTATCAGAAAGCATAACTTTATATGGTGTTTCCATTTTATTTTTATGATTTACTTCAATATCAGCCAAATTTATCTTTATTTTGCCCTGACTTCCACAGTTTGGGCATACAACCACAGGGTCAAGAGTTTCTCCAAGCGACTTGCCACGGATTTGAATAAAAAGATATTCAACATCAAATACGGTAAGTTTATTGGGATCAATTGGGGACAGAATACAATTCTTTAAAATCTGCTTTAGCGCACGATATTGCCCCTTTTTATCTGCTGATTCTAATGCAAGTAGAAGAATCTTTTCTTCTTTGACCAAAAAGGGTCTAAACTGTACTGTTGTGCCATTCGATGGAATGGTTGTCTCATATGTCGGTGTGCTGATGATTGGCAATGCCATAGTGTAATCCTTTTCTAATATAGATGTTTCAGTTATTTAGTTTGGTTTTTGATATCAACCGTGTTTGCTTATGCTTCGGTTTTTATTTTATAACAGGAGAATGTAGCAGAGAATTTTATGTATTCACCGCCTTCATTAGAGAAGGCGATTGCCTGTCTGTTTATTGGATAGAGTCCCAATATTTGAGAGATAACGGTTTCTTCACTGGAGAGTTTTATATCACAGGAATTTGCCGTACAATAGTCGTCAAAATATCCAATGCGGATTACACCGTTATCATCAACACCCATAACATCATTCATCCATTTTTCCACTGCATAGATAATCTTGAAATCTTTTGGAACTCTCCAACTTACCTCAAAATCTTCATAAGAAACACTTGATGCAACCTTTGCAGATATCATATTTGCTATTGTGCTTTCATCGGTTGAGATGGAGCGACCAGGAAGATTAACTGTTTCAATATAATCGTTGTAAGCATTCAACGGGCTTGCGTTTTTTCCTATCCACATGAGATCATAATCAGAGGTAAGAATATAGTCTTTACCGCTTCGTAGTTGTTCTTGTATCTCTGATACCTTTTTCATCCGTTACTCCATTTCATGCAAGCCTTTGAGAAACTCTCTGATCTTGACTCTTGTTTCCACCCATACTCTTCTGCTCTTTGCCTTGATAAAGTTCTCACAAGGAAGAGCCACCGCATTTCCCCATTGATTTGATGGTATCATTACAGGTCTTCCAATGATTTTTCCTGGATCATATGATCTAATACAAGCCATACCAAATACAAAGCGAATCGTTTTTATCAAATCATAGTTTACACGAAAGTATCCCACTCCCTTTGGTGGATCTTTTTCGCCCATTCTTGGGCTGCTCAAATGCAAAAGTCTATCTATAAGTTCTGCACGAAGGTCGGGATCAAGATAGTGAAGATTTATACCCAATATGTTGTCACTACGATCCGTGCTTTCTGTTGGCAGCGTTATTATAAGTGGAGTAATATCATAATATTGAAGCACGGAACGGGTCTTTGGGCGGTACATGAATGCAAACATTCTTCCCGGAAGTTCCATATACCGCTTGGATGCAATATTCTTGTGATTTGAAAGCAGGGAAACTGTTACATCATGGTTATTGGGAAGTTCAATTTGACCACTTTTTATTGCATTCATAAACCATTCGGTTGCACCTCGGGAAGATCCTGATTTCTTTGTTTCTTCAATGAGGGCATGATTCATATCTTTTAGAATATCTTCACTTTTTCTTAGATCATATACCATATCACCCATACCATTTTTTGATACAGAGCCGCCATGTGGTGTTATGGTTTTTTTCTTATCCATATTTAGAATATATCTTTCTCGGTAAGAATGACGAACTTCCATCCTCTTTCCTCGGCAAACTTTTGGGCGGCTTCCCATTTGCCTTGGTTTACTGCCCATGCTTTTGCCTCATATATGTAGTTTGATTTTTGCTTTTTAGTGGGCTTTTGGGTTTGCTTTGGTTCTTTGCATTGTTTCTTTGGTTTTATTTCAATAAGTGATATCTTTGGAACACCATCCTTGTCCAAACTCTCAATGATAAAATCTACAAAATAGGTGTGGGGACGACCATCAAGCGGTGATATGTAAGGAATCTTCACTATTTCTGATCCCCATTTGGTTATATTTGCATTGGTATCACAATAAACCATGAAACGGCGTTCCCAAAGAGACAGATAGCGAATTTTATCTAAATCACCGACATACTTTCTTGGATTTTCGGGTTTGTACTTTCCTTTGTAGGACATATTTCTTATTCTCTCATAAATACCTTGATTATAGGAGAACCAAATGGCAGCATCACTCAGATATCCAAGCAATGTGGACGATTGGAAACTTCCTTTCGTTACATTTACATTTCTCAAATCTGACAATCAGGGAAAAAGAATCCCAGCAGAGGGTGTTTCTCCTATAATCTTATTTATGCCTCCTGCCTTTCAGATTACAGACGGTCATGACTATGAATTTGCAGAAAGTGGCGCACTGTTTACTGCTCTTGGTGCTTTTGATTCTCTTGGAGGACTTGCAAGAGGTATATTGAGTTATGGAATGACTAAACTCATGCCTGGAGCAAAGTCTGAAGCAGCGGCTGCTATTGGAGATGCTGTTCGTGATCCCAAATTCTTTAACTACAAAGAACCAAAGGCAAGAGAGTTTACATTCACATATAATTTTAAACCCAAAAATGCTGTGGATGCCAATGCTATGATGACTATCATTAATACATTCAGAACAGCATCGTATCCAACCAGATTGGGTGCTTTCATGTATGGTGTGCCAGATTCAGTTGCTATGAAATTTGAAAATGTACAGGTGGGAATAGAGGAAACCCTTGCCAATCTTGTAATTAAAGACATGAATACCACTCTTTCTGAGGGTGAAAAAATGCTTACATTTGATGGTGGTATTCCAACGCAAGTAGGATTCAATATTACATTCGCAGAAACATCGTTGATCACAAAAGGCGAAAATGGAAAGTTGACCCCTCTTCAAGATATAACAGGAAACTAATAGATGGCTCTATCATATTTCTCACAACTTCCAATAATAGAATATTCTTTGAATAAGAGTACGAATAAAAAGGCTCGGGATATTCTACACAGGTTGTTTTTTGACCAAAAATTCTTGAATCAAAGCAACTATGTGAAAAAATATGAAGTACAAGATGGCGATAGAGCAGAGATTATTGCAAATAAACTGTATGGGCGACCTGATCTATACACAATTATCATGTTGCTGAACGACTTTGATACGACTATGCTGTCGGGTCTTCCTCCAATGTCTTCCATATACGATCAATACTTGAATGAGAAATACAAGGAAAGTGTGTGTTACCTTATACCAACGATTACAACGCTTACAGCAAGTGGTTTGGGATACTCTGGTGGCTATGTGTTTCCTCTGCTTGGCTATGGATTCAACATTGGAGAACGGGTGTTTGGAGCCGATGGAAACTTTCAAAACTACAATGTTCGTGCATATGTAAAGGAATGGGATCCAAAGTTGTCTGCATTGAAATTAGATATAATTTCGGGTTCGTTTGTTGCAGGAATGACCTTGGTAAATGAAGACGGTTCGGTCAACTACAAGATTGCCCATGTAAAAAGCGGAAAGCAAGCAGTTCATCATTTTGAAGCAATCAGCACGACCACCAGTGGAACAACACCGCTGATAAAGGGATCAATCATTGATTCATTTTCCCGATTGGATATCCTTGCAACAGGCAGCGTTCGGTTGACACCTATGGGCATCTATCCCGGAACTGATCAGTTTGGGGTTGCGGGAAATACTGGTTCTTATGGTTCTTCGATTTTATATCTCTTCAATGTATCAGGAGGAAATATACCTTCTACACAAAAGCCCTATATCAAGGCTGTTACAAATCAGGAATACGAGGAACGCCTACAAGAGCGTAAGAGAAAGATCACGGTTCCTGCTCCAGAAAATAATTTGATTGATAACTTGACAACATTGGTAACTGATCTACTTAAAACAACAGGGTAATAATCGTGGCTAATACAAATACAGGAGAATCAAGACCATATGCACGATCACTTGACTGTTATGTTGAGAGTATTCGCATTGCAACTTTGGTAAAAGATGAAATTGGAGATGATATAGTTCTTCATGATAATGCTATCGGAATTAGTCGATGGTTAGGATTTTCAATATACGAAGATATGTTTCGTAACTTTATGACTTGCGAAATCCTACTACAAGATCAAGATGGTTTCTTTCTCAATAGACTTAGAACAGAAGAGAGTATTATAATTAGTTTCAAGACTCCTGATCTTCCAGGCAAGAATTTTGAAATGAGAACTCATTATTTTTATCTGTATAAGATAGATTCTATTGCATTAATTGATAATCCTCCTGGTGCTTATTATTCTATTAAGGGAATATCGTTTGAATTTTTTACAAACAGTCTTCGAACCTTTTCAAGAGCATACCAAGGGAAAACCCACACAATAGCGAAGAAGATTTATGATGAGTATTTGGTACAAACAATAGCAAAGGATTCCGAAAAACAATCTATTGTAAAACGGGCAAAAAAGACCTTATTTTTAGGAAAAGAAACTAAACACGATATGATGTTTACTTTTCCATATGTTAATCCAGTTGATGCAATAAATCATTTGGCTTCAGTCTCTATTGATGCAAAAAATCCAGATATCTGCAACTATGTTTTCTTTGAGAATAGAGATGGTTATCATTTTAAATCTATAACAGAAATGATAGAGAATCCAAAAACTACACACAAATATACAACAATCAAACGGCTTGATGAACCCTTTACAAATTTCAGTTTTTATTTTGATAAAACCGTGTCTCTAAGACCAATAAGAACTGGTGATAAAATCATTGACACATTGGATGGAGTATGGGGTGAATATTTTGCAGAATATGATCTTATGTTCAAATCATACAAGCCTTTCTTCTCCAGTAAAAGAGGAAAAGTAACAAGTTGGGGCAAAGAATATTTGGATTATTTTCCAAAAACAAAACATCTAAATAAAGAGCCATTATTATCAGCAGATAATGAGTTGTTTTCTGCACCATTGGGTAGGAATAGAATTTGTTTCACAAATCGTGCTCTTCATTCTATGGAGAAAAAGTTATCACCAACAAAAAGTGAATGGAAGATGTTTGAAACCCATGAGGGCGAATACTCTTTCCAACGCAGATCCATGATGCAACAGATCAATGGATTTAATGTCGAGATGACTGTTGCAGGAAACTCTAATATAACTGTTGGAGATATTGTTGATCTTAAGGCAGCAATATATCGTACAACATCTGATGAGAAATATCTTTCTGGTAAGTATCTTGTGGCGGCGGTGAACCATATGGTCACTCTTTCAAAATATGTCACAATAGTAACGCTATCCCGTGATTCTATGGCTAGTGTGGAGTTTGCTGATGACACCAAGGGTGGGGAATAAAGGAATAAACAATGAGCGCAGTTGACTATATTTCAAAAAATCAATTCGTGTGGTGGCAGGGAGTCGTTGAAGATGTACTTGATCCGATGAAGATTGGAAGAGTCCGAGTTAGAGTGGTTGGTTGGCATAATCCTGATAAAAGCGAACTTCCATCAATTGATCTTCCGTGGGCATTACCCATCATGCCTGTTACAAGTGCAAGCACAACAGGAATAGGAAACTCCAGTACAGGTCTTGTTCCTGGATCAGTTGTCATAGGATTTTTTCGTGATGGTCAACTTGCACAGCAACCAATCATCTTTGGTTCCATAGCAGGTGCTCCAATTGATGCGCCTCCCGGTGGTTCATTTGGATATGGTGATCCCAGACTCACATCAGGAACCGCAGGGCTGTATATGCCTAACCAAGACCTGTTGGGTAAAGATGGTTCGATTGGAAAATTTGCCCCAAGATCAGGACACTATGTTGGTCAGACTTATGGGGCAGACATTGCATCCTTTGGTTTGAAAGATAATCGCACCATTGGTGGTATTGCAAAGTACGAATATGATTTTTATGGAAAAGGAATATCCCATGATAACTCGTACTATGGAAACATCTATCCACGATATTGGGGTCTTACTCTTCCAACAATATCACCAATAACAGATACCAATACTCTTGCAGGAGGATGTGGGCCAACCCACGGATCAAAGATATTACAAGAGTATATAATTGACCGTGCTTCTTTGGGTACAATTCTTCCTGTTCCAAAGTTTCGTCCATACTACGAAATACCCCTTATCACCTATGATATTGCTGAACTATTGGCAGAAGGTGCAGATCCTGCTGCAATGACCGAGGCTGGTATAAAGAAATTGGACTTGGGTGCAGGAGGCGGATTCCGTACAGGTGCAGATCTATTTGGAAAATATGGAGGTATGCCTCCAGCGGTTGATGCAGACGGAAACACAATCACACCCGGGCCGTTTAATGGTTATGAAACAACAACAAGCATTCGTGGAAACGAATATTTTGAGAGATTATTTGGAGCAACCACTGGCTATGTTACAACCAAGATAGGGGTTGATGGAAAACCGCAATACACGGTTGACGAAAAGAATCCTTGGGTATTTGTACAACCACGAGGAACAACTCTTACCAGACAGTACCCATACAACCATGTATATGAATCCGAATCAGGACATATCATGGAATTTGATGATACAAATGGAGGCGAGCGCATCAAGATTGCCCATCGTATGGGAACATCTGACGAGATTCTTGAAGACGGTTCCAAGGTGGAACAAGTCGTAAACGAGAAGTACACCCGTGTTCTTGGCGATCACAATACAGTTGTTGGAGGAAACTCTATATTCTTTGGTGAGCGTGGATTCAAGGCTATTATTAATGCCGAGGCTCTGTACTACTCTCCAGAAGTATCGGCAGGAAGACCCGCCGCACAGGTAAAAAGTAAACCCGATGATCCATTTGTCTATGGACCTGGATTCCTTGGAACAGGAGAAGTTGGTGGTCCTGGTTGGTGGGACGAATCAAACAAACAACACAATACACCAGACGGTAAACCGCTTGGAAAGTCAGAGTTTTTTATTGATCCAAAAAGAGAGCGGGATATTTTCTCTGGAAATTATACAATCAAGTTCCCACCAGGAGTAGATATTGACAAGGGAGTAACATTCCACGGAGGATACCGTGGATTGCCCCGCATGAATTTTTTCAAGGGTGGTAATACTGATATTATTGTTGCCTACGGTAATGTGAATCTCCATATTATGCGTGGAAATGCAAATCTGCGGGTGGATCAAGGCGATCTAAACCTTGAAGTTCTTAACGGGGATATGCGCTCGTATATTGGAGGAAATCATTTTCAAAGAATTGATGGAAGTGAGATTAGATATATTGCTGGTAATAAATACGATATAGTTCAAGGAAAAATCAAAGATATTGCAAATGGCGATGAAATCACAACCCGGGGAGCAGCAGGACTTCTAAACACCTATGTTTCTTTGGATTTTACCCTTAGACAACCAGGAGGAGACAGCCCAATAGCAACTCCAATCGGACAATTCGGGCCAGTACAGGGAAGTCTATTTGGTGGTGGTGGAAGCGAACAAGAGTTCCGAGGATTGCTTGACAAACAATTATTTGGTGGTTCAAACTCAGGAAATGCAGGAGTAATCGGGGGCATATGATAGACAAAAAGCCATCCATAGCATTTGAAGGCATAGGACTCTCTCCCGAGCAGAGATCCTTTGTTAATGCTGTGGTTACTGGCAAAGGATTCAGCAATCCGCTTGATGACAAGTTGCGTTCCATGTACGATTCTGTGGTTGAAGCCATATCTCAACTGAATACCTATGGGTTATTTGGAACAGATGCAATCTCACAAGACTACCAAGACCTGTTTCAACTCAAGTTACAGAATCTTGAGTTGGCAATCATACAGTATTGGAAACATACGAATAAACTGTCGGGTGTTGTAAACAGCGAAGTGGTTGAACTAAACCGCTACGATGCCATCTACACCACCACAACTCCTGCTCCTCCCAGAAAGGCAATCACAGTCAGCGGAGCCAAGGGGCTATCACCAAGCACAACTGCGGACAAGCCTACGGTTGGTTGCCTTGCTAACATTGCCGAGTTCTACAACCGTTTGCTTACTTCGGTGAACTACTGTACTGCTAAAGCCGAAATGGCACGGGAAACAAACTGTGACTTTGGTTCTTTTAATAGCATTCTTGGCCCTATGGACAAGATATTTGATGGAACAAACAGAACCGTAGAGTGTGGGCCTGGCTGCTGTGATCCATGCACCGAACTACCCTGTACAGGTCTTGAGCCTGTGTGCTTTGGTTTGAAGGGTATTGTTGACCATATTGTATCCGTGAAGAACTCTATTGGAGGACAGCGTGGTATTGATGCTGCTCTTGCACTTGCATACGAATATTCTTTGGGAGTAGACAGACTTACTGCGGAGATATATTGTAATATCATTACTGATGACACAAACTACTGCAAGGAATCCCGTTATGTGGAAAGATTTGCCCTTGGACAAAGAATATCCAACGATCTTGTTAATGGCGGTGCAGTATCAGCCGTACTCAATAGTTTCTTTGGAACAAAGGTAGGTTGACCTGTGGCTATAGATCCAAGAAATCCTGATCAGGTAAAGCAAACATCACCCAAGATAAATTTGGAAGAGATTGCCCGTGCCAAGATTAGTGAAGTCATAAAGAAAAAAATACTGAGTCGAACAAACTATCAGGAACCTGATGACACCTGTGAGTGTGATGATTTTGTCACTAATCCACCAAATCCCCCAATCACCCCTACACGAAAAAGACCACCAGGACCACCAAAGCCACCAAAGGTTCCAATTATTTCGCCGCCGTTGCCGCCGCCTCCTGCAAGGTACACTGCGCCTCAATTGCCTAATGCTATTCCTCCGCTGCTTGCCCCGCCGCCACTTATTTTTCCTGATCCTAATATTAATATCGACATTATCGTTCCACCTGGTGGCAGTGGAGGTGGAGGAGAATCAGGTGGAACCGGATCAACATCCGTTCCCCCAACAAATGATCCCCAAGGCGACGATGTATGGGAAGGCAGAATTCCCTGCTGTCTAAGTGGGCCTCTTGAATTTGTCACAGATTACCAATTGGCTTTAGGCATAGAAGAAAGCACTCACAGCGGTGAATTCCGAAACGGATGCTATCCTATGTGTAATGCAGGAAGCCTTGCAATATACCGATTAGGATGGACAAATCCTGACGGTTCGAATCCGTATAATACCTCTCCTCCAGCAGGATTCTGTGACCGATCAGGAATTCAAATCTGCCAATGCTTTGCGAAAAACAATCCATCCAATCCCTGTTACAAGGGAAATGGACAGATTTCGCCTCCTGGTGGAAATATTACTTCAACATCAGCATTGAAAAGATTAGTATTACCAAATTTATACACTTCCCCCGATCAATATTATGCTGCAAATATAACCTCTACATAAATGAGAATACGGTGGAGACAATATGGCTGAAACAAGACCTTATGTAATAAATGCAAATGTTATAAAACTATTGAACTCTGCGCCTGTTCCTAATATGCGCCCGAGTCTTGGTTCGTTTGTGCAACGCAAAACCATTGATATTGGTTGTTATCCGTTTCCATTCATGGTTAATTCTGAGAATGTTCCGCTTGATGGTCGAACTATTATAGTTAATGGTGAGTCCACAAGACTTCCTATCCGACCTGTTCCGTACTGGTGTTCCGAGAACACATATGCACGGTATTATGGCGATCCTACTTATAATAATGGAATAATAAGTTGGGCAGGAAAAATAGGCTATCTAAAATCAAAAATAGCAGGAAATGATATAAAGGGATTGTCTGCATTTGAGTATGATAGTGTTATGGGAGTATCTTTTCCCAGTGTTCGCTATAATACGGCATTCATAGGAATGAATAATACTGTTTCGCAGGAATGGATTGATGTTCGTAACGCTGCTTTTGCTCCAGGAGGATTTGAAGATGTTCTTTTCTCTCAAGGCTCTACTCTTGCAATAGCAGAAAATATACTATTCAAAATTTGGTCTGGTGTAACATTTGAGGTGCGAGATGCAACAGATCCAAATGGAGGTGTGACATATGGTTTTCTCCCAATGGAACAGTTTATAAACAAGGGCGGCACATATAGTGGTTTTTTTGCTCGCTACAACTATGGGTGTTTGGAAGAAATATTTAATAGCGATAGATTTGCAACTATTGGTCTTTCTCCCAATGATTTTTGGGATGGTCAAGGAGTATCATATGGTGTGAGTGGCGGCATGACAGGAGAACTATTTCTGCTTAATGCAGTAACCGCAGGAAATAATTCAGGATCTCTCTATATTGAAACAGCAGGAGCAAGTATTGATTTTCCCTATAGTGTACTTTTGGCTGGAGGCGGTGGTGGAAAAACTCTATCGGGTCGTCAACTTGCACTAAATCTGTATGGTCTTGGAAACGATTCTCCTTTCATTGGATCAGGTGATCCAAATGGTGGATTTGTGGAAACAATGGCTATGCTTTTGGGAACAAATCAAAAAATTACTACTTTGATTAGTGGTCAAACCGCATCCCTTCGTGCATTGGATTTTAACAATCCGTGCTCGGCTTCATTTGTCTATAGAAATGATACTGAACTTGGAAGGTGGGGATATGATGTTCTTCCTATTGGATTAGGAGGAGATGTATATACACCAGGCCCTCCTCCAGAAATAGGTTGTAATGTTCCAACATTTGTACGGTATTTACAGGGAGCAACAGCACAAGCACACGGCAATATTCATCCTATGGCATGGATGTTTTGGAAAGGCATACCAAATGATGCTGGAAATGTTGGCAGTTATAGTGAAGGCTTTATTCATGATTTTGTTGGATTGGATGATGCTTTGGATCCCATCTACAACAAACTTGAAGGAATCCACGATCACCTTTGCTATGAAATACAGGATAATACAGAAACTGTTATTAGTCGTGTATACTATCCACTAAGACCAATCACCAAAGCATATTACGATACGAATATTGCTCCTCTTTATAATGTAAATCTTGATTCTGGCCCATTGGCTCAGGCATTTGGTGTTACCCTAAGCACCAAATACGATACTGCTTTCCCGGATGTGTTCAAGGGAGAGGGTTCTGTGAATATTGTTGATGGGGCAATAAGCCTTAGAAATCTTGATGCTGTTGCTGCTGGTATTACGATTGATTTTGGTGAGGTTACCTCATTAAATGGGATAACAGGAATCATGTTCCCGTATCTTATTCCTTTGGCATCGTTTGCAATGAACGGCATAGGTTCAGGCAAGGGTGATTTGGTTATCAACGGTGAGTTTAGTAGATTTGATGGATCATGGACAAAAGACAAGTTTAATATACCCAATGACCCAAGCACTCCTCTTATGGAGTTATATCCTTATTATGCTGATGGTGTTTCTTCGGGTGTAAATACAAATAGTATAAATGATCCATATTCTATTGAACTAAATCAAGATCCAAATTTTAAATTATTTTCTTGGAATGCTCTTACTCGTATAAGTCCCCGTGATTTCACAAATCCTTCTTCTATTATCAGGGCTTCTTTCAAGGTTTCGGGTGCATCAGATCGCTTAGGAAAAGTGGAATATAAAAATGGAAATGTACTTACTTTTGATGGCACAGATGTTGATGTTGATGCACTACACTATCCACCCAATTCTCTTCCTGCTTCGGCGTTTGAAGGATTAACATTTAATCTTAACGGCGCAAACACACCATTAGAGTGTGCAAGTTTTATTAATGTTATACGCTATGCAAATATTACTGCTCCCAACGAGGAATTTATACCAGGAGCATTCGGACTTACTGCCGAGAGAAGACTTATATCTCAAGTTGATTTGGGTGCAAACAGATTGTCGTTTATTGCCTTTGATCCTTTGCAAAGCACAGATGTTGTACCAAATGAGGCAAAGATTTTTGATCGAACAGGAAATGCTATTACGGTTGCAAATAGATCAGATGATTTCTTTGCAACCAATACAACAGGACAACACCCGAACTTTTTCTTCAGCACACCAGCAGATGATCAAACATTAGGTGTGTTTAATGCCAGTTATTACCTTACGGCACAAGAATATTTTGACAAATATGTCAGCGCAAACACACAGGTAAATTGGTGGGAAAATATTAATATGCATGGTCTATGTGACGAAGTAGTCTTTGATTATCCTGAGATCAATACTAATAACAGTATTACCCGTTATATTTCATCTAATCTTCTAAATCCAAATTCTATGGGTTGGAATAATTCAACCAATACTCCTATTGGCTTTCGTGGTACGGAATACAACTCTAATGATACTGAGGGGGCGGGGGGCTTTATTATTGGTGGAGTAAAACAGGCATTATTGGACGGATTGCACCCTGCATTTGTCTATAGAATATTTACTACCGATGTTCTAAAAAATCTTGGATCAGAAGAAGAAAACTCCTGCATTCAGACATGGAGATCTTTAAATGGGACTCCTTGTGACCAAATACCCTCAGTAAAAACCGATTTGACAGAAAATGGAGCAGTATATAACTCTTATTTTCAGTTTCCCCAAGATCCTCATAGTGGGTGTGGTAATGTTGGAAATGTTTTTCCCAGTAGTGAGTTTGAGGCACAAAAAGGCAAGGACTTTTTTGGACAATGTATGCTTGCAGTTAGTAGCAGTGGTCCTGGTGGTGGTGCTCCTGTTTATGCATACGATGACTATTACCACAGCCCCATTCCTAACACAGATCCTAATGCCAATCCGTATTTTAAATATCAAAATATAGCGTGTGATGCTGCTAATGGAATTTCGGATCCTCCAATAGACGCAAGCCTTACTGCATTTGGCACAGAGTTTGCAACGGCAATTAATACTGTTGAGGGCAACAGCGTTGATTTAACCGATACTTTAGCGGTTCGTGATACCCTGTTTGCGTTTCCAGGAAATACCGCATCTTTGGATGGAACAAACAACAGTGTTGGCCCAATTCGGGTTGCAAATTGGCTGCAAGGAAAATTAAAGTCTATATTTGATTATTGGAATGATCATAGAACAGATCAGCAAATTGCTGGGTTTTTAACCACCATATATGGAACAAGATTTCCCGCCTATCAGGCAACCTTTGCCAATGCGTTTCGATACCGATTATTTGCAATAAAACCAAAGTGTGTTGGAGAGTGGACTCCTGATTGTTCTGCTTTAGGCGAAACAGTTCAGAATACAAACTCATACCGATCATCTGCCTATGCTTCTTCTGCAATGTTTTTTGAAGACGAAGTTCAGAATGCAGATATTCCATCCAGTAATAAAATAGGAAGAATGGTAGCAACATTCCGATCTCAAAATCAAAATACACAGAATACAAATAATCTTATTCCGCAAACAACAACAAGCGATATTCGACCTCTAAACGAAGGCTTCGTGGGAGCATTTAATACATTTTATCTTGAACCCGCTGGACAAGCCTTGAATGTTATTGCATCTGAAATTCAAACAATATCCCGAGCAGTTGTTGCAAGCACAGTTTTTGGTAAACTTGGCACAGTTATTGACAGCACAGGATTTATTCGTGATGTGAATGTCATAACCTTTGAATCCGGTTTTGGAACCAAGATTTTGGGAGACAATACCACAGGAAATATTTCCTTTTCGGTTACTGGCTTAACATTAGGGTCATTAGAGGACACCAATATAACCGAACCTGCCACTGGTGATATTCTTGTATATGATGCCGAATTAGGCAAGTGGATCAATGTTCCATTCTCAGAAATGAATGATTTACAAGATCCTAATTTCTACTACCAAAGCACACCGCCAACGGCAGGAATAACAGCAGGATCTCGTTGGATGGATTCTGACACAGGCGCAGAATATATTTATATTAATGATGGCAATAGTATTCAATGGATACAAGCATTCTAAATGGCACTTAATTTTCCAACAGGCTCAACACTCAATCAACTCTACGCATCAGGCGATAGGGTATGGTCGTGGAATGGATTTGCATGGGAGGAAAAGAAAACATTTGTCAATACCTTTAATGGACTCACTGGTGCTGTGGGAATTTCTGCTGGAACTAATGTTACAATAACACCAATTGGAAATATAATTACTATTTCTTCGAGTGGTGGTGGAGGAACTGGTTCTAATTTTACTGAAGGAATAACTGCTCCTTCTACTCCTGCAAAAGGAGATAGATGGTTCAATACAGTAGATGGAGAATTATATACTGCCATAACTGATGATTCTGGTGTAATATGGGTCGAGTTGAATGTTGGAGCAATGGGAGCAACTAGTGGCAATGGTATCACAGGTGCAACAGGTGCAACAGGTTCACAAGGCATTCAAGGTGCAACAGGTTCTAATGGTATCACAGGTGCAACAGGTTCTAATGGTATCACAGGTGCAACAGGTTCTAATGGTATCACAGGTGCAACAGGTTCTAATGGAAGTAATGGGGCAACAGGAGCCACGGGTTCTCAAGGCATTCAAGGTGTCACGGGTGCTACAGGTGAACAGGGTATTCAAGGTGTCACAGGTGCTACAGGTGAACAGGGTATTCAAGGTGTCACAGGTGCTACAGGTTCTCAAGGTGTTACAGGTGCTACTGGTCCTCAAGGTATTCAAGGTGTCACGGGTGCTACAGGTGCAACAGGTTCTCAAGGTGTCACAGGTGCAACAGGTTCTCAAGGTGTCACAGGAGCAACAGGACCAGTTGGTGATTATGTCGTCTCCGTCAATGGACTCACAGGTGCAGTTCAATACATCGTAGACTTCAAGAGAGGATGGTTCTTATCATGAGAAGATGGCGACTCAATTCAGGATACAATGGAACAACCGATCAACGCCGTACAAAGGCAGGAACCATTCCTATGTTGAAGCATAATATGGAAAGGAATTTGGGATTGTTTGGTAGTGGTTTGTGGACACCTTCTGGGATTGCATCAGCACTTTGGTTGGATGCAGGAGATGCATCAACAATCACTCTTAATAGCACTACCGTTTCTCAATGGAACGACAAGAGCGGAAACGGTAGAAATGCCACTCAAGGAACAGTACTA